AGCCCCACGCTGTTTGGACGGGCCATCGTAAGGCATATAAGCGGTACTCGGACCACGCTCGGAAATACAAGGTTCCGGCGGTTCGGGACGGTCTACGTTCAAATCTTCGTACCCCAAGGTACAGGCACGGTAAAAATTCGACAGTTGAGTGACACAGTTGCTCACGCGATCGAAGAAGCCCCGGCCTCTCTAGGCGTCCGGATTCAGGACGTGAATGTTATCGAACTTGGCAGCGACGGTACATATTTCCAAGTAAACGTCTCTGCCGATTTTACCTACGACCGACAGGCGTAGGAGGAGACTAAAAAATGCCCTCAGATACAAATCGGGTAGAGCTTGCTTTCTATGGTGAAGTTACCGCTGGTACCGTAGTGACCGGAACCTATTTTGCGTTGCCGTTTACTGGAACGACCGATATGGGCTCTACGCCCGAAACCGTCGTCTCCGATGTGATTCGATCAGACCGTCAGGTGACTGATTTGATTAAGGTCAATGAGTCCATTTCTGGATCTTTTGATTCCGAATTGATTCCGGGTGACTATTTGAATAACCTTATGTATGCGGCTAGTCAAGCCGATCTTAGCAACTTGGTGACAGAAGCAGCTCTTTGTTCGTCAGTTTCCGTGACGGTTGCAGGCCAGACGTTTACCATCGGTACTGGAACCTATTCAGCGACTCCCTCTGCGGGGGAATGGGTCGAGATCACGAGCGGTGCAGTTACGGAGTATCACAGGTTGACTGCTGCGACCTCCACGGTACTCACTATTGAGGGTACTACGAATCTTGTTACCAGCACTATGACCATCACTCGCGCGGGGAGTGCGTACAACGGCACTACGAAGTACCCCATGACGTTCAAGCGGACGTTTACTGACGCGACGATCTACGAGTATTTGGCGGGAATGGAGGTTGACACTTTCTCAGTTACCGCTTCGTCCAGCTCGATCGTGACGTATTCGCTCGGCCTCGTCGGAATGAATTATCAGATTCTGACTGCTCCGATTGCGAGTACCTCCACCGGAACTTTTCCGACTTCAGGACCGTTCAATGCTTCGAGCAATGTAGCTACGATTGGGGAGGGTGGAACCGGCCTTCAGGTCTGTACGGAACTCACGATGGAAATTGCGAACAATCTGCGTGAGCGAAACGTGATCGGAACTACCGGCGCTCATTCGATCGGATCGGGTGAATTCAACGTCTCAGGTCAGCTTTCGGTTTACTTTGAAGACGAAACCCTAATCGACAAACTGCGAAACAACACCACGAGCAGCATTAGCTTCGGCTTTACTGACGGGAATGGCGCTGCGATCATCTTCGACATGCCGGCGGTTAAGTTCACCGAAGGCGTTCCGGAAGTTGGTGGAAAGAACGACGACGTGATGCTGAATCTCGGGTATCAGGCTTTCCGAGACCCGACCCTCGGCTATACGCTCCGCACTTCCACCTTTGCCGCCTAATGGGGCATAATCAATGTCTGACACAAAGGAAAGAATGATGATGTTGTAGTCACGATGGAGTTTCAAGCGATGGTTGACCTGGTAGATGACTACATGGTCAGAATGTTTACTTCATCTGGTTACGTTGTATAAAAACGGCAAGGTGTTCGCTACCACCGGGACCGTTTTAGGTGGGGGGCTTCGGCCCCCCGCCGCTTTCAAATCGTAGCTAAGGAAACCCCCAAATGAATCTGTACGATATTTTTGACGAGCAAAAGCTCGATCAGTCCGAGACTTTCACGCTAGAGATTGAAGACGGCGATGTGAAGGTTTCGTTTGAGCTGGCCCGCGCAGGCGCGGAGAACAAGAAGTTCGGAACCAAGCTCAACGCTCTGATGAAGCCTTACAAGTACGCCATGCAGAAGGGTACGATGAAGGACGAGCAGGCAGAGCGGATTCTTTGCCAAGCCCTCGCCGATACGGTCATCGTTGACTGGGAAGGCGTCACCGACAGGGAAGGCAATCCTCTGGAGTATTCCGCCGAAGCGGCGGCTAAGTTGCTCCTAGAGCTTCCCAGTCTGCGTCAGCTCATTCAGGATGAGGCATCGGACGTGGCTAACTTCATTGCATCCGAAAGGAAAGAACGCGCGGGAAAATAGTTGAGTATCTGGAATGGTCTCTGAAGTATGGTGAAAAGGCAGCGCCGATCATCGACGCTGCGGCTATGATGGGCAAACCAGCTCCGATAAACATGATTCCTCCGGAGCTGGATGAGGAGGACGAAGCCTTCGTCTCCTACTTCTGGGATCTTTCTCGGGATCGGCATTTTACTGCTGCCGGTCCAGCCGCGATACCTTGGACGGCGTGTCACGCATACGCCCTCGTGCTTGGCTTAGGGCGGTATGAAGACCTCTACGATGACTTCATGTTTATCATAGGGTCGCTCGACGCCAAGTATATCCAAATGTCGATCGAGGAAACAGAACGCGAACGCCAAAAGCACGAGCGTAAGGGGAAGTCAAATGTCCAGCAACATCGCAAAGGTCGTTAAGGATTTTAACGCAGACGTAGAGCATATCTACAAAGCCTCCACTCAGATGGTTAAGACCGTTGTGGCCTATACGATCTACGAGCTTCAAGACATGCCCCCTGCCGGTACTCCACGGGATACTCTTAGGGCAGTCAATGGTTGGAATGTGGCTCCGGGGCCGGTAGGTGACTTTACCGACCCCGGCCCGCAGTTCATTCACCCGGAGCCCGATCCGGAGCTGGAGATTAGAAAACTCACCGGCAAAGAGGATCAGGCTACGATTGCTAACGGTGTTCACTACATCGGTAGCCTAGAGTTCGGGTCGAGTCGTCAATCTCCTAGAAACTTTGTCCGAATCGCCATTGATCGGGCATTGTCACATCTCGATTTTACCGTAGTATACAAGGCCGCTCTTCGCGGCGACGTTGATCGCGGCGTGAGGCTTGGTAGATAATGGCTATCAATCAACATACAGTTCTCATTAGAGTCAAACAGCTCGGCGCTAGAACTGTCCGAAAGAATCTAGGCGGTCTCAGCAATGCGTTGGCGCTGGTTGGTTTGGCTGCTGCTGGCATGACTGCGGCCATCGTTCGATCTTCGGACGAAATGACCAATCTGGCCAACAAGAGTCGCGTCTTTGCTAAGAGTAATGACCAAGCTGCAAACCGAATGGCAACGGTCATTTCCGTTGCTCGAACGATGAACATGCAGCTAAGCGGCGTTGCAGATGTGATGCAGCGCGTTTCTATGTCTGCGGATCAGGTCGGCCTGAGTAACGATCAAGTCACCAAGATGGTGTCGAATCTGGCGAAAGCTACCATGCTTTCCGGTGCTACCTCTCAGGAAGCTACCGGCGCTCTGCGGCAGTTCGGTCAAGCCTTGGCGGCAAACCGTCTGTCTGGGCAGGAGTTGAATTCGGTCCTAGAACAGACTCCGATGATCGCCAGAATCATCGCGGACTCGATGGGTGTCGCAGTCGGCGAACTTCGCGCTCTGGGAAAAGAAGGCCGAATCACCGCGACGGTGATGAAAGACGCGCTCGCTGGATCCATTGATGATCTCGATGCTAAGTTTGAGAAATTTGAATTCCCGATCGCGGCTCTACTTGTCAGCATTCGGAGAGAAGCTGTCATTCTAATTGATAATTTCTCCAAGTTGACTAATGCAGGGCAAGCTCTAAGAGATATGGCTCAATCCCTAGCAGACTACATGACTGACTTGAATCGGTCTTTTGTGGTCGGCGGCGAGACAGCTCAGGAATTTACCCGGTATGTAAATCTAGCTAAAGATGCAGTAGTCGCTCTAGGAATTGCCATGGCTACCTATCTTACCGGGTCAGCTATTGGTTCTGTGACAAAGGGCGTTGGTAAAGCTACCGGAGCTATGGCAAAGCTAGCTGTTATGGCTTCAAATCTAAAGCATCCATGGGCAATTCTAGCCGCCGCAGTTGTTGGTGCCGGTGTTGCGACATATAACTTCTTTAGTGACACCGCCGATCTCGAAGTAGCGAAAAAACCCGTCGAAAGCCTAGAAAGTCTTGAACTGGCTTTGGCGGATATTTCTAATATGGACCTCAAGGGCATTAAATTTTGGCAGAAAGAATTTAACGCTCTCGGCCTGTCTATCGAAGAGTTTGAAAAATTACTTAAAGATAAACGAGCCAAGTTCGAGGAAATTACGGTCGGTATTAAACTAGGCACGGTCCAGAGGGGAGATTTCGACAACATTGAAGAGGCCGTAAAAGCAAGAGCTGACAACCTAAGAAACATCCTGAGTGAAGCTCTCAATACCGCGATCAAATCTGGAGTAAGCCAAGAAGCTATCGAGAATATCCAAAATCAGCTTGCGGCGGTCACGAAGGAATATGAGGATTTTGTCAAAAAACGGGAAGCACTAGATGAATCTCTTCGGGGTTTCGTCGCGCCGCTTACGGCTACGGCTTTCTCTGACCTTGTTTCTGATTACGCTCCTATCTCTAAACAATCGGGGATCATTCAAGATATTTCGACTCTTCAGCGGGCTATGAAAGAATTTAGCGATGCTGGCAGAATGACCGAAGTGAATATGATGAAGTTTCGGTCAACCTCAGAGGGTATGATTAACGCTCTACTCAAGTTGATTCCGGTTAACGAACATCTAGGCGCAGGTTTTGATCGAACGAGTAGCGAATTCCAAGTGGCTTCAGATATGGCCAAAGTTCTCGGCGTAGAGCTGGATGCACTACCTGAGTATATCAAGCGATTCTCGGAAGAGAACGCTGCTTTGGCAAATCAGCCGTTTTCAGTAGACCGATTGGCCGAATCACTTAAAGAGCTGCCCGGAATTACGAAAGAGAGCATCGAAGGTTTTGCAAGACTGCGTGATGCGTTTGACGATCAGCGACCGCTAGAGACTCTAATTGCTCAGTTTGAGTATATGCAGAAACTCCAAGGAGAAATGGCGGGTATTGACAACCCGCAACTGCAAGAGTCTTTTAGTCGGATGTATAAGGAGTTGGCGAACGGTATAGCTCAACTTATTCCGCTTGTCAATGCTCAGGAAGGTACGATCGACGAAAACTCGGAAGCAT